ATGAAGATGCAACAAGCACAAACAACCGCACAACTCAAACAAAGAGAGATGGAACTAGATGCACAACTACAACAGCAAGAGTTAGAACTGAAGGCTGCTGAAGCTGAAGTAGAGATGCAGATTAAAGCACAAGAGTTAGAGATTAAGAAAGCTGACCTTGCACTTAAACAACAAGAATTAATATTAGAGAGGGAACAGGAAAGACCTGTAGCAATAGGACCACAATAGGAGAAGTATGACTAAGGAGGAGGAAGTAAGGAGAGGCAAGCAAGCCGAAGAACTTGTTAAGCATCCTTTATATAAAGAAGCTTTTGATGTTACAAAAGAACATTTAATAGAATTATTACTTAACACTAAGATTAGTGAAGAAGTAGAAAGAGATAGAATTTATATTACGATTAAGTCTTTAGATTTAATTGACCAACATATAAGGTCTATTCTAGAAACAGGAAAACTTGCTGCGAAGGGGCAAGAGTTCTATAACAATTAAAATTTAAAACAGGGAGAACATAACTATGGATTCTGTAGAGAATAACCAACAAGTTACACAAGCCTTTGAAAAGGCACAACCAGGGTCTGCTCAAGAAGCAGCCAATAATATCCTTAATATGTGGAACTCAGAAGAGCAACCCGCTGACGAGGAAACCGAAGCTACTGTTGACGAGGAAGTAGTTGAGGAGATACAGGAAGATGAAGTCGAAACTGAAGAGGACTCCGTTGAGGAAGAAGCCACTGAAGAAGTAGAGGAAACTGAAGAGACTGATGAAGAAGTTGAAGAAGAGGTCGAAGAAGAAGTCGAACCAGAAACTTATAAAGTAAAAGTTAATGGTGAAGAGTTTGAAGTAGACATTGACGAACTTAAAGCAGGCTATCAAAGACAATCTGACTATACTCGTAAATCTCAAGAACTAGCTGAACAACGTAAACAAACTGAGGCAATCAATGAGGAACGCATCAGACTAGAACAAGAGAGACAAATGTACGCTAACGCTTTACAAATGTTGGAACAAGACCAACAGGCAAAACTTAAGGAATACGAAAGTATTGATTGGAACACATTGAAAGAAGATGACCCATATCAATATATGCTGAAGAAGGATGAATATAATGATGTTAGAGCCAAGATGGATAACTCTAGGCAACAACAGACTCTTATTCAACAACAACAGCAAGAACAGGCAATGAGAGCTAGAGCTGACTTTGTTCAAGACCAGTATAGTAAACTGATTGAACAATTACCAGAGTGGGCTGATAAAAACTCTACTGTTAAAGATGACATCAGAAAGTTTGCTATTGATTCAGGTTATGCACCAGAAGAAGTAGACCAACTTGCAGACCATCGTAGTGTTCTTATATTAAAGAAAGCTATGGAGTTTGATAAGTTAACAAGTAAGGTAGCACCTAAAAAGAAAGCAGTAAAGAAAGTTCCTAAAGTTCAAAAGTCTGGTAGAGGTAAATCTAAATCAGATGATGCAAACGAGGCAATGAAAAAGAAGCGTACTCAGTTAAGGAAGTCTGGTCACGTGCGTGATGCAGCTTCTGTATTTTATGATATGATTAAGGAGTAAATAGAAATGCCTACTAACTTTAATAGATATGATGCTCAGGCGGTTCGTGAAGAACTAGCTGATGTCATCTATGACATTTCGCCAACAGACACCCCCTTTATGTCCACTATTGCTGGAAAGGGTTCTGTAGCGAATACATACTTTGAATGGCAGACAGATGCTTTAGTAGCAGCTGATGCCACTAACTACCACGCTGAAGGTGCAGCAGTTGGTACTGCAGCTACTACTGCTACTACACGTCTTGGAAACTACACACAGATTTCTAAGAAAGTAGTTGAAGTAACTGGTACTCAACAAAAGACTAACAACGCTGGTAAGTCAAACGAACTAGCATACCAATTAGCTAAAGCTTCTAAAGAGCTTAAGCGTGATATGGAGAAAATGCTTCTAGCAGATAACGCTGCAGTTGCAGGTTCTGTTAATGGTTCTGGTGGTGCTACAGCTACTGTAGCTCGTGAGACTCGTGGTGCTGCTAACTTCATCACAACTAACATAGTTGCTGCAGGTACATCTACAGCAAATGCTGCTGTTGTTGACGATGATATCGTTGATATTGCAGAAAAGTGCTGGGCACAAGGTGGTGAACCTACTACTATGTTAATGGGTTCTGTTAACAAGAAAGTAATGTCTGGTCTAGCTGGTCGTGCTGATGCTGTTCGTACAATGGCTGACGACAATATGACTGCATACAATTCAGTTGACGTTTATGTAACTGACTTTGGTACATTCAATATGGTTTTAGATAGATTCTGTGACCCAGATATCGTATATGTTCTACAACCTGATATGTGGTCTGTACAGTATCTACGTGATTTCCAAACAGTTGATATTGCTAAAGATGGCGACTCAGATAAGAAAATGCTTATCGTTGAGTATGGTCTTCAGTGTAACAATGAAGCTGCTAACGGAAAAATCAGATACACAACTGGTTAATCCTAACCTTACCACCCTGGGCAACTGGGGTGGTTTCTTATTATGGCTATTAAAAACGAATTAATACAAGAACAAGATGGAAGCATTATTAATGTTTCTAGTCAAAACGACACAGAATTAAAACAGATTGTTGACGGAAATGAAAAGCTAAAGTTTGCTACACGTCACGATACTTATAAAGGTGATTCTACTTTTAAACATAGAGTTGCAAGAATACCTCTTATTGTTGTAGAACAAATGATGAGAGATGGTGTATGGAACAATCAAGAAAGAATGCGTGAATGGTTAAACAATCCAGAGAACGCACCATTCAGAACTACTAAAGGAAAAGTTTAATGGCATTAAGTAACTACACAGAGTTAAAAGCTGCAATTGCTGACTGGTTAGATAGAAGTGATTTAACTGCTCGTATCCCAGACTTTATTGCGTTAGCAGAAACAAGAATAAATAGAGAGCTACGCATTAGACCTATGGAGTATAGAGCAACTATGAATACTACTGCTGGTCAAAGATACTTTGCTTTGCCTGGTGGTTATTTACAAATGCGTAACTTCCAACTTAATACAGACCCTATTACTCCACTAGAATATATTACGCCTGAGATGTTAGATAGATTATATGGTAGTGTAACAACAGGTAAACCAAAGGCGTATTCTTTGATTGGAGACGAGATTCAACTAGCACCTATACCTGATGCTATCTATGAAGTAGAAATGGCGTATTACGAGAAATTTACGCCTCTGGGAGATGGTACTGGAGGTACTGTTACATCTAACTGGTTAACAGCAAACGCACCTGATATTTTATTATATGGTGCACTTATTGAAGCAGAACCATTTATTAAGAATGATGAACGTATACAGTTATGGTTGACTGCATATAAAGAAGCAGTAGATAAATTACAGAAAGCAGACGATAGAGATAGACACTCTGGTTCAACAATGAGGGTTAGGACAGTTTACTCTGGGGTAGCTTAATGGCATATGTTACTTGGGCAGATGCTACATCTACTTGGACAACAGATGTTACCAAATGGAGTAGTCAACTATATCCAGTAACTGCAACACTAAACTCAACCAACACATTATCACAATCTAACACTGCACAGTTTGTAGGTAATATATCTTTACTACAAGCAATACTAACACAACTTAATGAAGAAGATAGAGAGTCTTCAGTATATGGTGTATTAGCAAATAGTTTAGGTGTAAGTGCAACAGTAAGTGTTGCTGTACCCAAGTCTGCTAGTTTTGATACATCACACACTATAACAGAAACAGATACTTTACAAGCAGTAGGAGATATTACTCTTAGTAAAGATTTAGATATTAGTTCAACAGGTAATGCTATATTTATATCTGCAGCAGACCTTACCCAATTATTACTTAGTGAAACACATTCAGAAGATTTAGAACTTGCACCATTTAGTGTAAGATTATCTTCAGATTATGGTATAATAGCTAGTGTAAATGTCATAATTCCACAAGACGTTTCATTAGATTTAGATACCTCCACTAAGAATAATGTTAACTACCCTCACGCAGTAACAGCAGATGGTAGGTATTCTATTACAGCAGTACAAAGATTGTTATGGGAAGATGAAACAGAAGCAAGTACAACTTGGACTGAGGTAACAGAAAATACAGATGGTTGGGTTATTATAACTGAGAACACAGATAGTTGGACTAAACAATGATAAATGGTATAAACAAATTTAATGCAACAGGAGCAACAACAATGAAGCAACAAGAGAATGTAGGTGTAGAACTTACTAACATCTGGACTATGACTTGCCTAGATTCTAGTGGTAATGTTAAGTGGTCCGAAACTAAAAAGAATTTAATTACAACAGAAGGTTTGAATCATATTCTTGATTCTACTTTTCACGCTAGTACACAGGTAACTACTTGGTACATTGGACTTAAAGGTTCAGGTATACCAGCAGCAGGTGATACATTAGCATCACACTCATCTTGGTCAGAGATTACAGATTACTCTGGTTCAAGACCAGCCTGGACTGAAGGTGCAGCATCTTCTGGTTCTATGACTAACTCATCATCTGTAGACTTTTCAATCACAGGCACAGCAACAATCGCAGGTGCGTTCTTGGCATCAGCAGCATCAGGCACAACTGGTACATTATATGGTGTAGTTGACTTTGCATCATCACGTTCTGTACTATCTGGAGATACATTACAAGTAACAGTCACTGTAACAGCTGCATCATCTTAGGAGTAAACTATGGGTGTAGAAACTTTTCAATATATTGACGACCTAGTCTCAACTAATCCAACTGCTACTGATAACGTAAGCGAAGGTGACGACCACATCCGTGGTATTAAAACTACACTTAAGAATACTTTTCCAAATGTAACTGGTGCAATCACACCAACAGAAACAGAACTAAATTATGTTGATGGCGTTACTTCAAATATACAAACACAACTAGATGGTAAAGAAACAGCAGGTAATTCTTTAGCATTCGCAATAGCTTTAGGATAATATTATGGCAAACGCATTTAAATCATATCAATCAACATCAGTAACTACAGAGGCAACTGTATTAACTGGACCATCAGCTACAGAAACTACAGTTATTGGACTTAGTATTGCTAATACATCATCAAGCACAGCAACAGTCGATGTCAAACTAAATACTGCTTATATCGTAAAATCTGCTCCCATTCCAGTAGGTGGTTCTTTAGTAGTAGTAGGTGGTGACCAGAAAGTTGTAGTAGAAGCAACAGATACAATCAAAGTAACATCAGATGTAACTGTAGATGTAATAACTAGCACATTGGAAATTAGTTAATGAGTAATAATAGAGATTTAGCAGACTTAGGTAAATCAGCAGAAGCAATAGATGTAGATGCTTCAGCACCTGCAGATAGTTTAGCAATAGACTCCACTGGCAATGTTGGTATTGGTACGACTAGTCCTATAACATCTTTGACGCTAGGCACTGGAACTACTGGTGTTAGTTTTAAGTCTGGTAATACATCTTTTAATTCAGGAAAAATTGCTGTTGTTAAACCATATGAGGTAGGAAGCGGCAACGGTCACCTTATATTTGAAACATATGAAGGCGGTAGCGGCGGCGGCGAACGTATGCGTATCGACTCATCGGGTCGTGTCACGATGCCTTATCAACCTGCTTTTTGGGCTTGGCGTGGTGGAATTATTAGCACAATTGATACGGCTGTAACATTTATACATACTGACCTTAATAACGGAAACCATTACAGCACTTCTAATGGGAGGTTTACTGCCCCTGTTGCGGGTATATATGAATTTCAAGCGATGGGTCTTTTAAGAAAGCTTAATACCGGTTCAAGCGGTGAGCTTACATTGTATATAAACGGTAGTAATGTTAGTTCCAGGGGAATAGTCTATGGCGGTTCGGGTACTGCAGATGACTCACATTATCCGTGTAGTTTTACTTACCGACAATACCTAAATGCAAACGACTACGCTCAAGTGGTAGTAGACTACATATCCGCTTCGGGAGCAGATTTTTATCTCGACCAAAGACTCGGATGGTTCACTGGACGTCTAATCGGTTAATTAAGGAGAAATTATTATGCCAACAATTACAATCGAATTAACAGACACTCAATACAAAGGTCTGGAATATGCAGCACTTTCTCCTGAAGATTGGGCTGAGAATGCAGTAACAGAACGCTGTCGTATTGCTAACGATGAAATCGTAGATATTACCGTCAAGCACTGCTTAGACAACGGTATCCAAGTACCTGCTACCCGTGAAGCAATCGTAACGTATGCGTTCGATAACGACATCGTTAAGACTGCTGCGGTACGTCAAGCGGAAGCAGAAGCAAATATACTTGAATAAATATGAGTTACATAGGTAAAAAGAATGGCAACCCAAATACAGACTTCCTAGAAGCAGGTGGTGAGTTAGAGAACCACGACCTAGTTAATGTAGATTCTAGTGGTAACGTTGGTATTGGTACGAGTAGTCCAGTCAGAAAATTAGATGTACACGCTAACGGAGTTCCACCATTTAGAATTAACAGAACAACATCTGATGGTAATTTAGTTGAATTACGAAAAGACGGCACATCTGTGGGGAGTATTGGTGTTAATAATGGTAGTTTAGAAATTGAAGGTGATGGTGATAGAACAGGTTTATATTTTGGGTTATATGGACAAGTATTACCTAAAAGAAATCAATCATTATCAAATAATCAAGTTGATTTAGGTGCATCATCATATAAATTTAGAAACCTCTACCTATCAGGCGGTGTCTATCTCGGCGGTACGGGTAGTGCTAATTACTTAGATGATTATGAGGAAGGTACTTGGACACCTAGTCTAGATGGTTCAACTGCAACTCCAACTGTTTCCTATAATACTCAAACTAAAGGTTCATATACTAAAATAGGTAATCTTGTTCACGCTAGAGGAACTCTACAGATATCTTCTAGGTCAGGTGGCAGCGGTAGTGCTTTAATAAAAGGTTTACCATTTAATGTATCTACTACTATAGATACTTATGCTCAGAGAAGCGGTGGTGTAGTTGTTGGTCAAGCAGATAATTTTACATCAGGAAATTATCCATCTACTGGTCAAGTAAGTACCTCTTCTAATTGGTTTTATTTACGACAAATTGACCATTCAAGTGGAACTACTACTATATATGCAAGTGCATTTCAGACTAATACATTAGTTAGGTTTTCAGTAACCTATGTAACAGACTCATAATATCTAGTATGGATTTACTAGACGGATAATATAGGAGAATAAAATGGCATTAACAAAAGAAACAATCGAAGATAAAATTGAAATCATAGGCGAGTACAAAGCAGTACAAGTTAGAACTGCAACAGTAGTCAAAGAAGATGGCGTAGAATTATCTAGGTCTTTTAGTAGACACGTTGTTCAACCTACTGACGATATTACTGGTGAATCTACTGAAGTACAAGCAATATGTAATGCAGTACATACACAAGCAATTAAAGACGCTTATCAAGCAATGTTGGATGCACAAGAGGTAGAATAAATGTCATACTTAGGTAACAGTCCAGAAATAGATGCTAGTGTAAACAAATACGAATACACAGCATCATCAGGTCAGACTACATTTAGTTGTGCTTATGATAGCAGAGTAGATGTATATCTTAATGGTGTATTGTTATCTAATACAGATTACACAGCAAACAATGGTAGCACTATAGTATTGAATACTGGTGCTGCATTAAATGACATAGTACAAATAGATTCTTATCAGACTATATCTAAGAATGCTAACTCAACAGACTTTGGTTTGTTTGAACACGCACATACAATAGATTTAGACTATACAATACAAGATGGAAACAATGCCATAAGTGCTGGACCTATGACTGTTAATGGAACAGTTACAGTACCTAGTGGCTCAACTTGGACAATAGTATGAGTAAAGTAAAGATTGAAGGCAATGCAAGTGGTACTGGTACTTTAACCATATCAGCACCTAATACAAATACAGATAGAAGTCTAACGCTACCAGATACAGCAGGTGAATTTGTTACTGCTGATTCTAGTGGAAATGTAGTTGTAACAGGCACAGTAGAGTTTGGTGATAGTCATACTATTGGTAATGATGCTAATAATAATTTAGAAATTGCATCATCTACTGGTGAAAATATTGTTTATGATACTGCTGGTGGTTCTCATCTTTGGAAACACAACGGCACAGAGCGTATGCGTATCAACTCCAGCGGTAATGTTGGTATTGGTACGAGTAGTCCTAATTATAAACTTGATGTTCAGGGTGATAATCTTGGTGGAACTAGCGGTGACACAGTAGATGTGCTTCAACTTTATTCAAATGTAGGTAACAGTAGTTATTTAAATTTTCAAAAAGTTAGGACATCTACAGGTTCTACTTGGAATAGTGCTGGAACACGAATACAACAAGTTACTGATGTAACTCAACAAGGTTATATTCAATTTAATGGCGACAATGACTATGGAATAAGTTTTGGTAGAGGTGTTAGTACAGAACGTATGCGTATCACCTCTAATGGTAGAGGTTTATCACCTTTTACAGTATTTGCTTGGGCATCTTGGAGCGATACTGGAACAGTAAATGTTGGTGGTTCACATAATCTATCTAGCATTAGTGAAGGCACACAAAATTGGGGATTTTATTTTGCTAATAGTGCACCATCAGCAAATTACGCTGCAGTAGCAAGTTTAGAATCTGGAGCAACTAATACAGCATTTGAAGTTGGTGCTAAAGGAGCTAGTGCTTTTGTTATGTGGCAATCGGTTGGTGGTGGTAGTAATAATAGTATTAATTCAGCATCAGTTATTGTTGTAGGGAGTGGATTTTAATTATGAAAATAATTTATGAACAAGATAATGAACTAAAAATTTTACATCCAATAAATGGATTTTTAGAGACTTTAGAAGGCACAGAAGAAGAAAAACTAATTCATATTGCTAACAAAGATTTACCTACTGGAACAAACTACGAGATAGTAGAAGATGATGCTATACCTACAGATAAGACATTTAGAGGTGCTTGGGAATACACATCAGGAGATGATGAAAAAACAAGTGCAGATTTATCTTTAGATGACCAGTTAAAATACAATCAGATTACGCAAGAGGAATACGATGCCAGTAACAGTTAATTTCACTAAAGCACAAGACATAACTAAAGATAGACTTAGATATGAAAGAAAACCTTTGCTTGAGGCACAAGATGTTCTTTATATGAAAGCACAAGAAGCAGGTGAAGATACAACTGCTATTGTCGCTGAAAAGCAAAGATTAAGGGATATTACTGACACAGTAGATTCTATGACTACTTTAGATGAACTGAAAGCAGCAACTTGTGAGGTAACAGAATGAGTAAGTTAAAAGTAACTACAATCTCCGACCCAGATAACGACAACACAGCTTTAACTATTGATTCCTCTGGTAATGTAACTGCATCTCAAGGGTTTGTACCTTCGACACAACTAAGTCATAGAAACCTAATTATCAATGGTGCTATGCAGGTATGGCAGAGGGGCACTAGTGCAACAGGGCTAACCGCTACAGACTTTACTACTGTTGACAGGTTTATGGCTAATTATGGCGGAGGTTCTACTGGCGGCACTCGTTCAGTAGAAAGGTCAACAGATACACCTAGTGGGTTTAACTATTCTATAAAAATAACTCATTCAGGTTCATCTGCAACACCAAATGAATATGCGATAAGAACTTTTCTTGAAATGCAGGATGTAAAACATCTTATAGGCAATACTGCAGTATTTAGTTTTTATTATAAAAGTAATCGCACAGGAACACACGCATATAGATTCTCACATAATAATATAACAGGGGCATCCTCTATAAATGGAGAGTTCACAGTAAATAGTGCTAATACTTGGGAACGTAAAGAAATTGTTATTACTCAATTACAAAATGCAACAGGCACATCAACAGCAGATAATTTATGGGGAATACATTTGGACTGTGGTCCAATTATGTACGGGCAAGGACTAGCGTCTTTTGACGATGGTGATTATTTTGCTGTAACAGGAGTCCAACTCGAAGTAGGTTCAGTAGCAACCCCATTTGAACACCGTAGTTTTGGTGACGAACTGGCAAGATGTCAGCGGTATTACCAAACATACGTTCAAGCAGGTTTGTCTGGGTATATTGAACAATCATCCGCAGATGATTTTGCAGGAGTAGTTCAAATGCCCTGCGAAATGAGGACAACACCTTCTGCAACTTGTACTTCAGCATCAAATATTGGTGTTGAAAGAGGAACTTTGTTTGGAATAACAAGTATAAGCTCTGTGCAATGGATGTACGGTAATAACGTGAATATTATATTTAATATGGATACTTCTAAAACTAGATGGCACACTGCTTGGTGTCGCATACAAAATTTAAAACTTGAAGCGGAGTTATAACAATGAATGAAATGAATATTGAATCGCCAAGATACGTTTTAGATTTTGAAGGTGAAGAGAATATTGGAATAAACGCTGTTGTTGATGGTGTACTTATGGCAATTCCACTAAACCCTGCTAACCGCCACTACGCTGAGATACTGCGTCAGGTAGAAGCAGGTACATTAACAATATCGGAGGCAGAATAATGACTGACTTCTTACTATTCGGATTAGGTGTTATTGTAACGATGCTAGGATATTTCTTACATCAACTATCACAAGATGTAAAAGATATTGAACACGCTATGAATAACTGTCCTAAAGAATATGTATTGAAGACAGACTACCAAAGAGACATAGCAGAAATTAAAGATATACTCGGAAAGATATTCGAGAAGATAGACAGAGACAAATAGTGCTGTATTATGACTGCTGGACAATTTATTATTACACCTGGTATATGTGCGTATGATTGAAATATTAACATCAATGTTACCCATCTTCACTGGCTTTATTGCTAGGTTAGTTGCTGATGGTCTAAAGCAGAAGTCTGAGAATCAGAAGTTAATGATTCAGGCTATGACTGCTAACAATAAAGCAATCGATAGTGCTAGAGAATATGCACTTAAAGAATCACCTTATGCTGCAGCAACAAGAAGAACTATATTCTTTATTATCTTAGCATTAGTATGTGTGTATGTTTTAGCACCTGTATTGTTTGATATACAGACAGTTATTCCTGTAATAGACAAGGGTGTTAGTTTCTTAGGATTGACGATTACAGAAGATTCTACAAGCTATATAACAGTAGATGGTTTAGTAAAATATAATGAGATATTTACTTGGACATCTAACATCGTATCTTTTTATGTAGGTTCTCAAATTAAAGGCAGATGAATAAACAAATAGTAAATGGTGCTATAGGTTTAGGATTTGCTTTTATAGCGTTCTTAGGTTCTCAGTTGTATCAAGCTAACAACGATATAGTTAGACTTAAACAACAAATGGTATTGTTAGTTGATGACCATATGCAAATTATTCCTTCACCAGAGAATGCACTAGAGAGAGGAAGAATAGAATCAAGAGTTAAAGTTAATGTAGCAATACTTAGAGAGATTGAAGATAAGATTAGAGATTTAAGACAAGAAATTAAACTATTAGAGATTAGAATTGAAGCACTTAAGTAAACTAAAAGTATTAGTAGAAAGATTTGTACAGTCTTGGTCTGCTTGTATGTTAGCTATGGTACAAGGTGATGTAAGTGTACTAACATTCAATCACGCTATAGTAGCAAGTAAGACAGGATTATTAACTGGATTAGCTATGGTAGCAGCAAGTCTATACAAAGGTGGTAATCAATGGTTAGGTATTTACTTAACTGGTTTGTTCACAGTAATAGCAGATTTTGTTGTACACCCACAGCATTTTCCATTAGAAGCAGTAGTTACAGGATTAGGTGCTATGGCACTAGCAATAATATACGATAAAGGTAAGGAGATTTATGCCAGCAAAGAAAGACAGTAGATTAGCAAGAGCAGGTGTATCTGGTTATAACAAACCTAAAAGAACACCTAACCATCCTAAGAAGTCACACGTTGTTGTTGCAAAAGAAGGTAGTAAAGTAAAGACAATTAGATTTGGTCAGCAAGGTGTGACAGGTGATAAGAAACCTACTGCTAGACAGAAATCATTTAAAGCCAGGCACGCTAAGAATATTGCTAAAGGTAAGATGTCAGCAGCATACTGGGCAAACAAGGTAAAATGGTAATGCCAAAGAAAGGATTATACGCAAACATACACGCTAAACGTAAAAGAATTAAAGCAGGTAGTGGTGAGAAGATGAGAAAACCTGGTAGTAAAGGTGCACCAACAAAGGCTAATTTTAAAGCAGCAGCTAAGACTGTAAAGAAAAGGAGTAAAAAATGAAATACGGAAAAGGTAAATCTAAAACAAAATTTAAAACTTGTAAAGGATGTCCAATGGGTGGTGCTTGTGAAAAGGTTGGTCGTTGTTTACTTAAATCAGGTGGAATGTAATGGCACTAGAAAGCACAACTTATATTAATGGTTTAGTAGCAACTAACCCTACTGGCACAGACCCAAAGTCACAGGGCGATGACCATATTAGGTTGGTTAAGTCTGCTATTAAGAATACATTTACAGGTATAACTGGAGAAGTAACTGCTACACATACTGAATTAAACTACTGTGATGGAGTTACAAGTAATATACAAACACAGTTAAATACAGCATTTCAATCCGCATATCCAGTTGGTTCTATTTATATGAATGCTTCTAACTCAACTAATCCAGGGTCATTACTTGGTTTTGGTACTTGGGTAGCATTTGGTGAAGGTAGAATGTTACTTGGTGAAAGTGCTAGTTATACAGCAGGTGCTACTGGTGGTAGTAAAGATGCTGTTGTTGTAAGTCATAATCATCCATTTACTGGAACTACAAGTACTGCTGGAGCACACCAACATAATACATCTTGGGGTGAGGCTAGTGGTGGTGATTATGGAACTTCTGGAAGTGCAAATCAGTTTGGTTCTGCTGGTTCAGACCACGATAACTACGAATTTTTAACAAGTTCAGCAGGTAATCATAGCCATACAGTAGCTGGAAATACATCTACAGTTGGTTCTTCTGGAACAAATGCAAATATGCCACCATATATAGTTGTATATATGTGGAAAAGAACAGCGTAATGCCAGACCAAATCACAACTTTAAATCCTAATGGTCTTAACAAAGACATTAGTGAATATGAATTACCAGACAACTATTGGTCTGATGGTAATAATATAGAGTTTGATAATGATAAGACTAAGAAGATACACGGACATAGACAAATATTTGGTTCGTTATCCGGGTCTCCTTATTGGTTACTACCATTCAACACACCAGCAGTTAGTTATTGGTTTTACCCAAGCTTAACAAAAATATATAGAACAGATGGAACTACACACACAGATGTTACAAGAACTAGCGGAGGTGATTACTCTGCAACTGCAGCTCACGGATGGAATGGCGGTATTCTCGGTGGCGTTGCTATTTTAAATAATGGTGTTGATGTACCACAACAAATAGCAACAACAGCAAGTAACTGTACAAATTTATCTAACTGGAATAGTAATCATATATGCTCTGTCATCAGACCATTTAAACAATTTCTAGTAGCTTTAGATATAACAGAGACTAGTACAAGATACCCGTTTAGAGTTAGATGGTCACATCCAGCAGAGGGTGGTACAGTACCTATAACTTGGGATGAGACTGATGCTACTAAAGATGCTGGATATGTAGACCTATCTCAAACAAATGGTTGGGTAGTTGATTGTCTACCACTAAAAGACTACAACATAATCTATAAAGAAGATTCTGTATGGTCTATGTCATATGAGGGTGGTCAGTCTATATTTAGATTCACAGAACTATTTAATGATGAAGGTATTATTAGTAGACGATGTGTAAAACAATTTGATAACAATCATTTTGTAGTGTCTCACGATAATGTATATATACATAATGGTCAGACTAAACAAAGTGTAATTGATAATCAGATGCGTGAAGAGTTGTTTAACTCTATTAATGCAGACTATTACGATAGAACATTTGTTGCACCTAACTACGAAAGAAATGAAATGTGGATTTGTATTGTATCTGGTTCTAATACAACAGATGCTTTTGCAGATAAAGCGTTTGTATATAACTGGAGAAATCAAACTTGGTCTAAGAGAGACTTACCACATACATCACACATTGGTTGGGGAATTATAGGCGATGCTACTGGTATAAATGATTGGTCTGATTCAGATACTTGGGATACTGATTCATCTACTTGGGACTTTAGAGGGTATAATCCATCACAAACTTCTATGGTAATGGCTGACCCAACTAATAATAAATTGTTTGAGTCTGATATAACTAATCAATTTAATGGTACAAATTATTACTCGTGGGTTGAAAAAACTGGTATAATGTTAGGACACCCTGGTATGAAATCTCTTAAAAAAATTATACCTAGAGTATCTGGTAGTGGTACAGTAGACTTTTATATAGGTTCAGAGATTAATCCTAACGAAGGTATTACTTGGACAGGACCATATACGTTCACACCAGGAACACATTCAGAAATACCTGTTAGAGCTACTGGTAAATATGTTGGAGTAAAAGTAGAATCTAACAGCAACAATACTTGGAGTCTAGATAACCTAGAGATACACTGGTCTCCTTCTGGAATGAGAACAAATGCCATCTAATATTAAATATGTACCTCTTCCTGTACCAGACAATAAAGATGAAATATCATCTTACTTACAGAGAGAGTTAGGTAGAGTATCAGAAACAATCAACAATATATCTAATGGTCATCTAGATAAGGTACACGTAGAACCTATTAGACCTAGAGAAGGTGACATAAGGTATGCAGATGGTAGTGATTGGGATGCTGGTCAAGGTGAGAACCTATATTACTTTGATGGTACAGTATGGAAAGCATTTGCAGGTGGTAGTGGTGCAGGAGATTTTGCACAACTTGCTGACACAACTAACCAGACAGCAGGTGCAATAAATGTAGCACAAGGCATTACTTGGAATACAACAGCATATAGTCAAGGAATAAGTGTAGATGGTACAGATACTTCGAAGATATATTTTACACATAGTGGTAAATATTATATTAACTTCTCTTGTCTATTACATTCTGAAAGTGCAAACAATAAAGATATTTGGATTTACCCTGCTATAAATGGTACAGCAATAACTGGTTCAGGTATACACCATACACTGGCAAGTAACGACCACAAAAGAACATTATCTAAAGCA